TAAAATTAGGAAGCATCGAGACTTGGGACGACGAAACCCCGCTCGATGACGATGAGGTCTACGTCCCCTTCCTTCATGAAGTCGAACTGGCGGCCGGATCTGGCAGGTTTGCGATTGAGGAAAGCGCCAACTCGCGTCTGCGCTTCAACAAGAAGGACCTGCGCCACAACGGCGTTCAATTCAGCAACGCAAAGTGCGTGAAGGTCGGCGGCAACAGCATGATGCCTGTGCTGCGCGACGGCGCTACGGTTGGCGTGAATGTGGGAAAAAACTCACTGAGCGATATCGTCGACGGCGAGATGTACGCCATCAACCACAACGGCCAGCTTCGCGTGAAGCAGGTCTACCGGATCCCGGTCGGTATTCGCCTGCGCAGCTTCAACCGCGACGAACATCCGGACGAGGACTACACGTTCCAGCAGATCCAGGAACAGCAGATCTCGATACTGGGGCATGTGTTTTGGTGGGCGATGTACTCGCGTTAGAGGGTCTAAAATGGCCTTTACAAAACCAAACCAATAAGTGCGCCGTACCTGAAGCAAGCCCATGTCCTGCTGAATGGTCAGACTTGAACGTGATGCAAGCCATAGCGAAGATGTCTGAATCAGGTCAGGGGTTCAAAGAAAAATGAATAAATAAAATCGCTGCAAATTATAAAATTTAACCGGGGATTAATAATTGAAAAAGGACTTTGAAAAGTTCAGCATTTCTTACGACGCGAAGTCTGCCGATCTGTCACACCACCAGATAAATGCAAAAGACCTGGGGGAAGCAATATCTGCCATGTCTGATCTGCTTGAAGAAGCAACGCTGCTTTATACAAAAGGAGGAGCGGACGTCGAGTTAATGGTCACCACTCCGGCAAAGAAGGGATCGTTAATTGTTGACTTCCTTGTACAAGCAAGCTCTCCCGCGACACTAGAAATTCTAAAACATATTGGTTTCACCGTTGCGGGCGGTGCACTGACAGTGCCGACACTGATCAACACAATAAAAAAACTTAACAACCGAAAAATAATTAGAATCAATATTGAAACAAGCTCAAAGCGAGCGACTGTCGTAACCGAAAACGGCGATTTTGAATGTGACCCAAAAATTGCTGAAATGATTGGTAATAAAAAAATTCGCAACTCCCTGCACAAAATCATTCAGGCCCCACTACATGACAAGCCTGATGCAGAATTTAAAGTACTCAACAGCAAGCACGACCCAATTGTAAAAATTGAAGAAAGCAAACTAGGCGACTTTGCCCCAATGCCAACTGGGAGCTTAGAAGAGGTTAGCGTAGAGAATCTTCACATAAGCATCAGCTTTGCCCAAGTTAATTTTGATTCAAAAAGAGGCTGGAAAATAGTTCTCCCCGACGGGAGAGAAAAGTCCGCTCTAATGCAGGACACGTCGTTCCTTTCAAAGGCCAAGGCCAATCAGCAAGCATTCAAAAAAGGCGACTCCTATGAAGCAAGAATCCGAGTAACTACTACCGAAAGACCAATAAGATCGACTATACTGTATGAAGTAATGGAAATAACCCGTCACTGGGTAGGCAAGGAAAACCGCCTGATTTGAGGTATATTGCATGATACTCGATAAAAATTTAGCTTGGCTATTCATATCAATTGGGCTGATAGTTGCCAGCCCATTTATTGCTATTTTTTCGCATCGAGTTTCTAAGTACCTTCTGGATGTATATGTGGCAGATACTGTTTTAATTATCACCTATCGAGACCATGGAAAGATAAGCTCGCAGATCAAAATAAAAACAAAATCCGACGCCTCGATTGCGAAAAAGATAATGACCAGAAGGAATGCCGCCAATGAGTGACGGAATAGTGACTTCTGAGAAAATCGGTAAACCGCTTAGCGTTGGTGGAATAGGGACTCTGCTGGTTGGGCTGTGTGGTTTTCTGCCAAAAGAATACCAGCAGATAGGAATTCTACTATCTAGCTTCCTGTCCCCTCTGATTATTCATCTCGCGTTCTGGATATTTATCAGAGTTTCAATTGAGCCTGATCTCGCCCGATATATCGGCTCATTGAAGCGTGACCTCTCTATGCAGCGTAAGCAGCTCAAGCAGCTCGACCCTACAAGCACCTACTACAAGGACATGAAGGAGTGCGAGGGGCAAACACTGCTACTTCTAGCGAAAGCCCACCAAGATTATTCCTCAGGCAAGCTATCTTTGAAGTCCGTAACTCGGCCAGACATGAGTTAGGGACGCCTCGATTTAGCCCGCCGTAAGGCGAACTTTCTGATGATGGATGCCTGGCACTGACGTAGTAGCGCGGCGATCCTTAATGCAGAAATCAATCCTTGCGAGCCTCTAGAAAAATTTTGACTCTGATGGTGAAGGCATTAAAGCGTCATGCCACTCAAGAACGGGTGGGTCGCATCTGTTCCGTGCAAGGCGGGCGCAGTACAGGTGAACACCATCGAGGCGATAAAAGCGCTAGAATTATCAATTGTTCCAATGATTGGTGCGGCAATCGGCGCTGACCCGATCGATACGAAAGAGGAAGCGAAACAAGCCTTAGCGCGCCTGCGGAATGAGCCAAGACTCTTCAGCGTAGGCATGTACCGAGATTCCGTAAGCGGGAAATACCCACCAATTCTCGACTGAACCCCACCCTTCCCAAGCCCGCCCTGTGCGGGCGTTTTTTCGCCCGCAGAAATTATTATTAGCAGCGCTATTTACAATATATAGTAGCGCTGCTACTTTTACTCGCAAGCCAGACGACACCGGCCCAGCAGCGAAAGCCGCGCTGCTCTTTAGCGACACCCCTTGCCGGATCACTACCGGCCAAGATTCGAAGGCAGCGATGAACCGGCCTCAACGGTTCAGAGGGTTGGCAACTGACCCGGGCGTGCAGCGTAAAGCGCCAAATCCAGTTTTCCGGCGGACAGAGTCGCGGTCGGACAAACATCTCGATTTAAGCCAGTGACTGACGCCAGCAGCGTGTCACGGCGGAAAGCATCACTGGAACGCCTTGGAGACAGGGCGTTCTGGGATGACAACCGGAGGGCAACACAATGTTCAACATGGCAACTATGGCGGCCGACGAGCGCCGCGATGACTCATCTTTCCTCGCTTATCGCGACTGGCTTAACAGGGCTGGAAATGTCCTTGGGCATTACGTCGTTGAGGGATCGCAGGAAGAAAGCGACCTGTTCGACCTGTATTCGGATGGCTGCATGCCACGTGAAGCAGCGACTGAACTTCTTGCGCAACAGGCGGCCATCGCAGCATGACGGTCTTTTCACTGATGCACCTGGCTTGCCGGGTGCATTGGGAAATCAACCTGGAGGCATCGCAGTAGCGATCACTACCCCAAATCAGTGGTCATAACAAAATCATCAACCGCAGATTCAAACTCTCGACGAGAATTGAAAATTTGGAGATTAGAAATCTTGGACTCTATTGCGTCATAGAAATCTCCGCGCCCAATCACCTCGTGAAGTTTTACCTTCGGATTCTGCGCCAAATACGCCATTACCGCTTCGGTCAATAATAGAGTCCTTTCGCTCATTGAGCCGCGACTGCGTTTAACCAAACTCGAGTTTGATTTTCTCAGGCTCGTAATTTCCTTAGATATCTCTTGCAACATATCCATCATAAGCTGATCTGGAGTACCTTCTGTTTGCTTAATGGCAGCAACTTTAAACGTACCAAAACTGCTTAAAAATGAATTCTCGTTGTTTTTTGTATATACCTTGTAGGTAGACGCAACCTTTTCGGCCAGTAAAGTTTTAAAAGTGTTTATTTTTGAGAACCTTAAATCCCTAGGATAATTGACATGCTCTATAACACCAGTATCAAAAGAATAGTCGGTTTTATCATCCTTTATTAATACTATAGGCTTATCAAAAGCGAGACGCATACCCAACTCAAACATGACATTCGGATTCTTACAGCTAACATCACAGACAACAATATCAGAGTTATAGACATTTTGAACAATGCGCTTCTGGATAACCCCAACATCGTCTTGATCGCTAACCAAACTAACTTTAAATTTGTAATCAGAGATTGATAAAATCGCCTCGGAAATAATGGCTTTTACCTCAAGCCAGTGTTCTGGACCACACCCATCAATGGTGGAAATTGGCATTATCAGCCCGCAGGTTAAATCTTTTTGTTGCTCGATTGCACCAACAAGTTCTTTACGCTCAGTCATCAATCTATTCCTTCAGCCCACGATAATGGCCTGATAGTGGCATACCACTCGACTCTTAGCATCCCCCATCAATTGTGCTGCTTGCATTTATAACCGCCTTTATCCGTCAGTACTCTCCCCTGCGCCCAACGGCAACCAGCGGATCGGATGAGTGCATTCGAGTTTTGTTGGATCAACCAAACACTGGAGGTCGTCATGCACAACTGCACCGACACACAAGCAGTTTGCCGAGGTTGCGGGCTGAAGCTGCGCGGCTCGCCATCGTGGAAAGGCGGCCTCGCCTATCACCCTGAGCCGAAAGGTGAAGTCCACCGCTGTCATTACGGCGGCTGGGTCTGCTCGCGGCGCTGCGACATCCGCGCCTGCGTCGAGCTGGAAGGAACCATGCCAGGGTGCGGATCGGTAAACGGCTACGCGCGCCTCTCGCCGTACGCCAAAGAAAGCATTGAGCGCCATTGGCCGGAGGTCGCATGAACGCAGCATTGAAACTCTGTCAGGCCATGCACGACGCGAAGTTGCCTTCGATGGTGAGCGAGTCGGAAGAACAGCTGGAATGGCTGGAAAGCGCCGCTGAACAGCTGGTGTGCGGCTCGGACGTGGAATGGAAGCGCCGGTTTGGCCCGGTGCAGAAGGTGACCTCGGCGCAGTACGCCGAACATCTTCAGCAGCATCTGACCCAGCGACAGATCGACGGACTTGATGATCGCGACTCGTTCGCCAACCTGGTGTTGGCGGTGGTCGTAGGCAGCCCGGCCGAGGCGCTTACCCACGCCAAGCACCTGCTGGGCAGCAACAGTCCGGTCACACAGCTTGAGGCGATCGCCGCCGACTTCCTCCGTCCGCACGCTGCCAATGCGGTGGCTGCCGAACACGAAGCGGCAGAAGACGACGTGGATGGCGACTTGTGAGCCCTCACATCCTGATCGATCAAGCCCTTGATGGTGTGTCGGCGCCCGCCGGCGAAGAAGACGTCAGCCTGCTGGTGCAGGCGCTGATCACCCGCCTCTTCACCGACGGCGCAATCACCATCGACGAGTTCAACCACTACTGCAAACGCCTGCGTGACACCTGTCAGCGGCGCAAGGAGGACGCATGAGTACGGCACCGGTTAAATCGCTGATCGACGAGCAGCTCGAGGACATCGAGCACAAGATCGCCCTGCTCGGTTTCGGCCTTCCCTTTAACGAGGTGATCGGCCGCAAGCGCGAGGATCTGGTCGCCAATCTCCCGCAGCGCCTGGCGCCTTCGATGAAGGGCAAGCGGATTGCGGTGAGAGTTCGGCAGTGACCGGTCGCCAATGGGCGCGCCGCCTGATTATCTGGCGCGGCGCGTTCTCTTCCCTCGGCATTTTCACCTTTCTGATGCTGCTCAGCGCCCTCGCCGATCGCATCACTCACTAAACAAAGCATTCAATCGCTGCGCCAGGCGCGGCAAGGATTCCTCATGTCCACGAATACGCGGATCTGGGATCAGGTCGACACGACCGATCCGAGTGCAACCAAGAACTTCACAGGAATGGGCGGTTTCAAGGGTACGGCCATCAAACCGACCTACCTGATGCGCAAGGCCACCGAAGTGTTCGGCCCATGCGGTGAAGGTTGGGGCTGGACCATCCTTGAAGAACGATTCGACGAAGGCGGCCCGCTGCAAGCGCCGACCAAGGAATGGCCGACCGCGCCACTGATCAACGCGAAAGTCCACACCGTGAGAATTGAGCTTTGGTACCAGGGCGAAGGCGGACAGAAATGCACCGTGACGCATTACGGGCACACTCCGTTCGTTCTCCTGCAGCAAGGCAAGATCATCACCGACTGGGAGGCGGCAAAGAAGTCGCTCACAGATGCCATCGGTAAATGCCTCCAGCCGCTCGGGTTCGCCGCGGACATCCACATGGGGCTGTTCGATGACGCCGCATATGTCGAGACGGTTCGGGATGAGGTGGCGTTGAACAAAGCCGAAGATCGGGTAGCAGAGGAAGATCGCCAGAAGCAGGAACGGCTGGATTACATCAAGTCGGTCATCGACACAATGGGCGGCGCCCAGTCGGCCCAAGAACTGAAAAAAATCCACGACGTTGCCGTGCGCAAGCTGACCCTCCGCAAAGACACCAAGGGTGTTGAGCGAGTCTCGTTGGAGTGGAAACGAATCAAAGAAGCAGCTGAACGGGAGAACGCAGCATGACCCAGCTCTACGCACTGACCGGCAAGCTCGCCGAACTTCAGGGAATGGCCGACACCGATGACGAGGGTCTGAAAGAGGCCCTGCAGCACGCGATGGACGAGATCCAAGGGGAGTTCGAGGTGAAGGCCGACAACATCGTCATGCTGCGCCGCAACATTGAAAGCGACGTGACCGCCATCGAATCGGAAATTGAGCGGTTGACCGAGCTCAAGCGCATCAAGTCCAACAGTGTTGCGCAGATCAGCGATTACCTGCTCCGCAACATGGAAGCCGCCAACCTCAAGTCAATCAAGCGCCCGCTGTTCACCATCACCCTGGCCTTGGGCAAGGAAAAGGTCATCGTCGATAACGAGGATGCGGTACCGGACGAGCTGACCGCTGTGAAAACCAGCATTGCACCAGACAAAAATGCGATCGCCGCCAAGCTCAAGGAAATTCGTGAGCACAACGAAGCTGTGCGCAAGCGCATGTCCGCCGGCGAAGACGCGGAACACGAACTGATTGAAGAGCCTGCATACGCGCACTTGGAGCGCGGCGAAAGCTCGATCCGGATCAAGTGAGGCCAGCATGATCAGCAACCACCTCAACCTGGTCGAGCAGCAGCGACAAAGCGCCGAGGTGATATCGGCGCAAGTCACCCAGTACGTAGCCGCCGGCGGGCGGATCGACCAACTGAAAAGCCCGCCGCACAACCCGCTGCCACCGCCCCGCTCCAACAAAATAGACCCTGAAACGGTCCTCAAGCGGCGCCCGAAGCCGATATCGGCGGCCAACCGGAAGGCTCTTCGCAAAATGGCGGACTCGATATGAGCAAGCGCAAACCGTGCAATCGTCGGGTGCAGATCGAGCGCAGCATGCGCGCCCTGGTCAACACCCACCACGCAGCTGTGATCAACATCGATCCAAGCGGCCTTCAGGTCATGATCAACTGGAAGAACGGCAAGCAGATCCTGTCGAGGGCGGTTTCCGACGCACTCTGCGATGTTGCGCACCGCTGGACGATTTACATCGCAGGCATCTGCGTTCGTCAGGACGGCGCCCAATACATCAAGTCGATCGACATCAAGCCCGACGGCGTGCACCTGGTGGAAAGGCTCTCGGATGTCCTTGAGCATTTCTACGAAGAGGTGATGGCCGACTGCAACCCCAATCACCGCGTCGCCATGGGCTGGCTGGCCGTGCCCGGTGACACGCCGGTGCCCGAAGCACGGTTATCGGCGCTGCTGGCATCGGTCGGCGCCTGGCATCAGGTGAAGGTCGCAGCGTGAGACGTTCCAGACCCCAACAACGCAAACGACAGACCTGGCTGGACTTGCCGGCCAGCGGAATTGAAGAGGTAGGCCATGGCCAAGAGTGGACAAGAGCGATCGGCGAAAGCCGCCGAGAAGCGGATCGAGTACGACGAGAAGGAACTGAGGCACCGGTTACGGCTGGGCACGAGGCAGAAGCTTGAAGAACTGATGGCTTGGAACGATATCGAAGAAATCAGCGAGGCGGTGCAGAACCTGATTCTGAATGCTCATGCGCTCGGGCAAACGCTCTCATATCAAGCCATTCAAAGCCCGCGCCACAAAGTGCATATAAGCGAAAACGTGGCGCGGATGTTTCGAGAGGAAAGCTTGAAAGAGTTGCGACGTGACCTGCGCGAAGAGTAGATCTATCGGTGCTCGCCTACTTGAAATAGCTTGCAAGACACTCGTCATAGTATCCGTCTGCAACGACTTGAGCCGAGTCACCTCCCTTACGACCATAGATTTCCTTCGTTATTTCAATGGAAAGCTCTGGTAACAAGTCCTTGGGGAAACTAGGGCCAGCAACGACCTTTAAAACCTCAGAGAGATCATTTCCGGCAAGCTTTTCCTGCTGGGCGTACCCTGCAACGCCTCCCTTCCATGAGCAGAAGGTAATGTCATTTTCATTTGGTGAGGCATGGCATGGCACAGATAGAGTCGCCATAACCAAGAACGCTGCTGAAACTGCGCTTTCACGAATTGTCATTGCTCGTAGCACCGAACTTAAAAGTGGCACTTTGACATCCTCTACCGTGAGGGGAAAGATGTCGCGCATCATTCAGGCCGCCGGCATCAAGTCACTCGCCGACGATCCGCCGGAGCCTGACGACGAAATTGTTAACCCGTCTCAGAGTTCAATTAGCCATGCTCAAGGTCAATTGGCCCCGTCTTGATTACCCAGTCATTTCCTAATCGAAGCGGCTTCGGCAGAGCATTTGCCCAAAAATTTTGATGCGGAAACAAAAGATATCCTTGTCCATCCGCCATTGGATCAATTTGAACAATGAACTGGGCGACGTCCTCTGCTTTCCAGCCGATCTCGGCAGCAATCTTGGCGTGATTTTCAGCGTTACGAATGACCATCTCGAAATCCTTTCGTGAAGTTTGATCCTGAAGAATAGCCCTCCCCAATGAAACCATCATCGCGGCGCATCCGGTCACGGAGGGCGGCGCCTGACCGGAGAAATCCATGAGCCACAACTGCGCATACGTTCGGCAGCACTATCAGGTGCCTGCCGAAATCGGCCGCCGCGTCATCGCCTACGGGAAGCCCGGCGTAATCCTCGCCGACCGCGGTCATTACATCGGCGTGGTGCTGGATGAAGCTACGAAGAAGCGGATCGCCAACTATCACCCCACCCACGGGTTTTTCGGAGTGCCTCCGAAGCAAGCAACTCAACCGCCTGCCTGATTCGCCCTCACCTTTTGCGCTGAACAAATGGAGGTGAGGTGTACATAGCCGGTCAAATGTCGGTAGATTTTGGATCTACAAATTTGCTCTTCAGTACGGGCTCAATAATCTCATCAGCCTTATCCCCTGAAAGTTTAAAGGTTTTGTGGTACGCAACAACATCATCCCGTTCAATAAAGCCAGTGAGATAGCTGCCGTCTTTGTTCGTTTGCAGCACCCCATCCTCAACGATGGCCTTCAGTAGCGGAGCCCCAGTCACAAGAGGGGGGACAAAACCAACAACATTTAGATCTGGATACTTACAACTAACAAGCCTAGCAATTTCAGCAGACTTACAACAAGCAATAATCAGGGTTTTCAGATTAGGATATATTTTTGCCTTAACTAACTGTGCCTCGAATGAAGGCCGCAACTTACCTTCGACATCAATCACCCACGCATTCTCGCCATACAGTATCATATTGATTTTGTCTTTCGGCAGCCCTGGCGGCTGATGCAAAGTATCTTTCACCGCCTTTTCCCTTTGATCATCTAAAAACTTATGCCGCTCTCTCCCAATATGGACGCGCTCTATCGGACGAGTTATGGTATTACCCAAACTAATCGAATATTTGCCGACCGTATTAGCCGCGCTGTAATTGCGCATTCCAAATCTAGCAAGCCCACTGAAGAATTGTCTCATTGCGCACCCTATCCATATGGCACTTCAAAATTGACAAGTGATGCATATTGCATGCAACCTTGCATTGTATTTTCTACGACATAAAACTATCAAAGCCTCTTAATACCTTTAGAAATCCAGAATACTTATACAGACAATTTTACTTCTGCATTTATTCTGCAGAGACATCTTTAACCAATAGCCCACAAACTCGAATCACGCCAGCCGGCGAGGATCCCCTATGAATATTTACCGGCACACGTTCGCGGCCGTCTGCCCTGCCGATAGCGAAACAATCATCTACCGACTTGAGATCCGGTCGCTGGTGATGATCCACGTAGAACACATCAAGACAGCTACCGCGCTGATCAAGAAAGGCTGGCACGAACAAATCGCAGACCGCCTGGCTGAAACCTTTGGCGGCGATCAAACAATCATCGCCACACACCAGGGTGTTGAGATCGAAACAGTTAGGCTCAGCGGATGATTGCGTACCACGGCACGCCGGTCGGCGGCACTCGGCAGGACGGCGCTCGTTTCCTTGCCGGGCGGCATGCGTTGGTGCCTTTCCCTCGACAGGACGACATTGGCATTGTCGCCGAGGTTTGCCAGTCGTTCGTCTTCGACAATGGCGCCTTCTCGATTTGGAACAAAGGTGGAACCCTCGATGTAGACGGTTACACCCGCTGGGTTGAAAAGTGGCACAGGCACCCAGGCTTTGACTGGGCGCTGATCCCGGACGTGATCGATGGTGATGAGGCTGCGAACGACGCACTTCTCGCAGCTTGGCCTACTGAACTGCGCGGCGTGCCGGTCTGGCATCTGCATGAATCGCTTGAGCGTCTGCAGCGACTCGCCGCTGATTGGCAGACCGTGGCCATTGGCAGTTCCGGTCAGTGGTCAAGCCCAGGAACCAACCCATGGTGGAAGCGCATCGGCGCGGCGATGGACGCCATCTGTGACGACCAGGGGCGGCCAGTGTGCAAGCTTCATGGACTTCGAATGCTTAACCCGGAGATCTTTCAATCGCTGCCCCTTGCCTCAGCCGACTCAACGAACGCCACCGTAAACGGCGGCAGCATCAGCCGGTTCGGTATGTACGCCCCACCCACCGCCGGCCAGCGCGCCAACGTCATCGCCGACCGAATCGAGTCGCACAACAGTTCGCCAATCTGGCAGCGAGAAACCCAGTCCGAAATGGCGCTTTAGTTGAAACGGGTCTGATCAGTAGGGAACCAACGTGTCTCGTCAGGAGCCTGCGTATGCATCTCGCGTGACCATTTATCGCCGCACTCCTTGCATTCGTAGATGGTAACGAGGTTGTGTCCTTTCTCATCTATCCCGTGGCTCGAAAACTTGTCCGTGCTTCCTGTGTCTTCAATCTCGCTCATGGCGGCTGAACAGCAATTACCAATTCCCATCGTTTGAATCTCCTTTGATCCAGCGTAATGCCGGGTAAACACAAATATCCCATTTCCACGAACAACTCCACCGCCCGGGCATGTCCCGGCATAGGACGCCCCATGCCCACAGAAAAGATGAAGGCCTATCACGTCGGTGAAGGCTCCGAAGGTGAACACGTGATCACGTTCGCCACCAACAGCGCTACGGCGCGCCGCGAAGGCGGCAACGAGCTGAACCTGACCTTCGAAGAGGTGGATTTCTGCCGGCGCGCGCCGTGGGCAGATCAGTTCGCGGGTCAGCGCTTCATCCCGGCCAAGGCCTACCACGATCAGGGCTGGTGGATGTACTGCAACAACTGCGAGAACCAGATCTACGAAGACGAGGAAGACGACGAAGGTAACCCGCTCCAGATCGTCTACGACGGCCGGCACGCTTACTGCGATCAGGGATGCAAAGACGCGCGGGACAAGGAAATCGCTGATGCAAACGCCAAGGGCGAGACCTTCAAGGAAAAGGTACTGGCAGAGCGACCGGATCTGACCTTTACCGAGTGGAGCATCGGGTGGCCACGGATTTCCATGTCGGCAAAATTCCAGTTCCCTGGCTCGCAGTATGGCGGGTCGGTGAGTGATCACGACGGTGACGGCACCCTGACCTGGTACGTGGCCCAGGGCGACAAGGCCGCGTGGGACTTCTACCAGCAGGAGCGTGCAGCATGATCAATCTTTTCTGGCGAATCCTCGCCAAGGTACTCGCGCGCCCGGCCATCGCCGAATGGCTCATCGCCCGCGCCAAGCTCACCCCGTACCAGCACATCATGTCCGCCGACGGCACCGAGATGTACATGGCCGCTGGTGGCTGTTCAACCCGTACAGCCGGGAGACGCACAAGGCGCGGTTCTGGTGGTGCCCGTGGTCGTTCCGCATTCACCACATCATGCGGCCGGACGAAGATCGGGATCTACACGATCACCCGTGGAACGCCCGAACCATCATCCTGCGCGGCTGGTACAACGAGCAGCGCCCGGCGAGCGATTGGTGGAAGAAAGCGGTCAGGTCGTCGATGGTTCCAAACCCAGACCCGAGGATCGTTGAGTGGGTCATGAAGGACGCCCGCGAATGGCTGAAGCGCTCCGAAGGCGACACCGCCACCCTCAACCACGGCGAATACCACCGCATCGACCAGGTATCCCCCGGCGGCGTCATTACCCTCTTCATCACCAGCAAGTGGCGCGGTGACTGGGGATTCCTCGTAAACGGCGTGAAGGTGCCTTGGCGCACCTACACAAATTCGGATAACTGACTGGAGATTGCATGATGCGTGACATCAAAACCCGCGAAGGCTTTGAGCTCTGGGACAAGCTGAACGCGCTGCCCCGCTACGCCTTCCTCCTTTCGCCGTCCGGCAAGTCCGTGCAGAAGTTCGAAGACCAGGCCATGGGCAATTGGATCGACGTGCACGAAGCGCAGAAGATCGTCGATCAAGCGCAGGAACAGATCAGCGAGTTGCAGGACGAACTGAAGCGCCAGAAGGGCTACGTGGAAATCAATGCCAATTCAGCCCAGGGCAAACATGCGGAAGGTCAGCGGTACCGAGACGAGCGGGATGCCCTGCAGCAGCGCCTGAACGCAGCGGATCAGCAGATTGATGAGCAGGCAGGGTTGCTGCGGCGTTGTGTGAGCTCCGTCCGCGAACAGCATTGTGATCCGGGCGAAGCGGATTTCGACCTTCCTGCAGAGCTTATGGCTGATATCGATGCCCAGCTTTCCGCCAGCACCGAGTCGGGACAGGATGATGATTGGCACATGAACCCGTGCAAGCAAGGTCACCGCGATGTCGGCGCCTCGGGCGGTGTGGCGGCGTGCAACCAGTGCGACGAGAAGATCGAGGCCGCGACCACGCAGGAGGCTTTCGAGCGATGGAACGCTACGCACCTACCATTGCCGGTCACTGTGGTGATGCCTGATCGATCGCCAGAGGACTACGCCATTGAGCATGCCGAATACATGGCCAAGTCAGCCGACGACGTACTGGCGAAGTTCCAAGCATACGGCTTGGCTCTGCTGGCAGTCGATGAGGGTGGCGACGACGGCGAAGGCGAGCTGTTTGAGGCAATCGACTCAGCGCGGCAGGACTTGCAGGAATCCCTGGTAGATATGCGCGGCATGGTTTACGAGTTCCGCAAGCGCTCCAATCGTTGCACCCCGCAGTAACTCCCTCCCCCTTCAAAGTCAGCCGCTATAGCGGCAAGGACGAAGTGATGCCCAGAAAAAACCACCTGATCGTCGACTCAGGGTGCACTCAGGACAACGAGCGCTGGTCGCTCTCAGCCTGCGGACTAACCGAAGAATCCGAAGTTGCGTGGGACGGCACGCACAACCGCGAGTTTGTGAGTTGCAAGCGGTGCCAGGCGAAAATGGCCAAGCCACGCCTAGCGCCGGAACCATTCCATAAAGAGCGGCCTATCCTTTTCAGCGGGGCTATGGTTCGCGCGATTTTGTCCGGGCAAAAGACCGTCACACGTCGACCGGTCAAAGGTAATCAGATCCCAAGCCCTAGTAAATCCGACTCACCGGAACATCAGTGGATTGCCGTGGTTCAACACCATCCGCGATGGGGATTCGCCGCGTTCGGCGCGACCGAGCAGGAATGCGCCGCTGAGCTCGCCATGTACGGCGGATGCCCATACGGCCGGAGCGGTGATCGGTTGTGGGTGCGAGAGACTTGGTACTGCGATCATGACGAGGTCATGCGCGGCCCTTATATAAAACCGCATGACTTGGATATTGGCGAGGCGCGCAACGACGGGACACTGGTTTATGCAGCCGACGGTCTGACGCCGTACGAAGCGGAGCAGCCGGTTTGGAAGCCGAGCATCCACATGCCGCGCTGGGCGTGCCGCATCCTGCTGGAGATCACCGAAGTCCGCGTCGAGCGGTTGCAGGACATCAGCGAAGAGCAGGCCATGGTTGAGGGTGTCCACAAGCAGCCAACAACGGACTGGTATTCGGTGCCGGGGATTGATGGTGTCGGAACCACGCCGCGCTCTGCGTTCGCCAACCTGTGGAACTCCACCGGCGGCGACTGGGACGCCAACCCTTGGGTCTGGGTCGTCGAGTTCAAACGGGTTGATTAAAAGTGCTAAGAAATCAAATCAACCCCTACCACGTATGGTGCCAGCCCTCCCCGATGACGCTTCATGAAGTTCTTATAGTGGGTGTCAAACGGCTCTGTACCACTCACGCTTTTTAGCCACTCCCTAACCCCAGTAGAAATATCCTCAATAAACGAAGGTATATCAACGGCAAGAGCATCCATCAAAATCGAATTATGCAAAGTGAGAGGGCCTGGCGTTAGAAATAGCACTCTGGAGTAACCCAGGTCTTTGTGCATCGCCTTGCCTTGGTGAAGTAGCCCGCAACGATATGCATAACAGACAGATCCAGTAATCGCGACTTCCCCATCACGCATAGGCGGATATTTGCTCGCGACCCATTTATCAAACCAAGCTTTGTACCTTGGCCCTCTCGCTAGTCCATCTTCTGATTCTAAAGCGGCACAGATATCCGGTATAGAAAGTGCCGTAAAAAGCGCGACTGAGTAAAAGCCTGCGCCTGCTACTGCCTTCAGTTCAGCCAACAGATCTTCCATTGTCGAGCCCTCAGTGGAGACCTGATCTTAGCTGCAAATTCTAAAAGCGATTCTTTTTTAACCCCTCCCCAACTCAACAGCCTGCCGGTGTACGGCGGGCGAGGAACTCTCATGCCTAAATTAAAGTACGACCAGAAACTGGTGGATTACGCGACGGCGCCGAAACCATCGGCGGGCACCATCTGCCAGATCGAGAACGGCGACTTCGTGAAGCACTGGTGCGGCAAGCTGCGCGGCAAATTCATCCAGATCGGCCCCACCTGGAAGGCAGCCACCAAACAGCAAGCAATCGAAAAGGCTAGGGAGTTTCGCGAGCAGTGCCGGACAGAAGCCAAAGCAAAAGGCTTGCTGCCCGCATAACCCATCACCACCTTCTGCCGCCACGCGCGGCATGGAGCATCACAATGAAAACAGAAATCCTCTCCGACGAGGAACTGGCCGAACTCACTGGCTACAAGGCTCGGGCCTACCAGCGCCGCTGGCTAATTGATCGCCAATGGGTGTTTGTCGAAAGCCGCGGCAAGCGCCCGCTAGTGGGCCGCATGTATGCCCGCATGAAGCTGGGCATGACCGGCCCTACGATTGCCGATCCGCCCCCCCCTCCGGCAGCACCGGTATGGACACCTGACTACTCGCGAGTGAATTGATATGCGCCCCCGCAAGGCCGAAACACGCAGCTTGCCGCCTCGGATGTACCAGTGGACACGAACACGAAAAAGCGGAAAGGTTTGGATCGCCTATTACTATCTGGATATGACAGGCAAGGCGATCCCGCTGGGCAAGGATCTGGACTTGGCCCGGGTCAAATGGGCGGAGCTGGAGGCGAAGGAAAAGCCGCTTGATCTGCGCACCATGAAAGGCATCTTCGACCGATATATCCGCGACATCGTATCGAAGAAAGCGTCTCGGACGCAGAAGGACAATTTGGCGGAGATCAAGCAGCTTCGGCCCATGTTCGACAGCGCTCCCATCGACTCAATCACCCCAGCAACTATCGCAGGGTACCGCGACGCGCGGACCGCCAAGGTTCGCGCGAATCGCGAGATTGCCACCCTCTCCCACGTTTTCAACATTGCTCGAGAATGGGGACTGACGACCAAAGAAAATCCCTGCCAGGGCGTGCGAAAAAACAAGGAAACACCGAGGGACTATTACGCAAATGATGTGGTTTGGGATGCTGTTTACATGAAGGCAGCTCAAGAGCTGAAGGACGCGATGGACTTGGCCTATCTGACCGGGCAAAGACCGGCAGATGTCCTGGTCATGAGGAAGGACGATGTCGAGGGAAATTATTTGGGTGTGCAGCAGAACAAGACACACAAAAAGCTGCGTATCCAGATCACTGACGGCGATGAGCCAAACAGTTTGGGCCTGTTGATCGGGAAAATGGCCGAGCGTAATGCTCAGCACATTTGCAGCTATTTGATCGTGAGCGCACGCGGCAAGCGAATGACCGCGAAGATGCTTCGCGATCGATGGGACGACGCCAGAGAAAGGGCCAAGAAAGAAGCTGAAGAAAAAGGCGATGTTCAGCTGGCTGAGAAAATCGGAGGCTTCCAGTTCAGAGACATCAGGCCGAAAGCGGCTTCGGAAATCCTCGACGTCGGCGATGCGAGCCTACTCTTGGGGCACACCAAAGGAGACATTACCGAGCGCGTTTATCGACGAATTGGCGCCATTGCCAAGCCATCAAAATAGCCCCAAAAACCGTTACAAAACTCAAAATCCGCCCCTTGTAGAACGCGGGCTGTAGAGGTGTCAAAAAATAAACGTGTCGTAACGAAAAACGGCTACAGGCCCCGGTTTTATTGGCTTTGTATATCGGTCTTGAAAACCGTCGACTGTAACAGGTCCATGAGTTCGAATCCCATCGCCTCCGCCATATTCTGTACCGACAAAGCCCTGATTATCCAGGGCTTTGTCGTTTCTGGCATTCAGGAAATTGGCTCCTCTCTCTATGGATCGTTTCCGCATCTTTTCGGCCATTTCCGCAACCCTTCCCTTCCGACATCACTGTTTCGACCTCGACGCACCTGAATGTGTGCCTGATACGTTTCGCGTGCGGGCTGCCAGGGTTCAGCTATTTCAGCTTGAATGAATTTTGCTCGCCTTGATTTTCGGAACCGTGTTGCATGCGACCCCTTCAGCACCGCAGCCGAGAACAGCTCTACGTCTAATGGCTTACCGCGCACAGCCGGCCTAAGCTCTGCGATGGTTAATGCCTAGCCATACAATGGGAGAAGTGGAATGACGAAGGACGCGGAACACCCCCTCACTGAGCTGATCTCCATCGCAGCCAAGGCAGGAATTGGATTGCTCCCCGGAGGAGGTTTGCTGACAGCGGGCTATGAAGGGTTGCAGCTGCTTAGTAACCAGGCGGCAGCGCAGATGGAGCGTCGGTCTGAAAAACGTTATCAGGAATTCATCCAAAGCGTCTTTGCTGGGGAGGTTACTCCAGAGGTCACGGAGCACCTGACAGCGGATGATTACACCGCTTTGCTGTCAGGTTGCATGGCAGATATGGAAAACGAGAAGGCCAAATACTATGGGCGCCTGGCTGCGGCCATTGGTCGTGGCGAGGTGCATGGAAAGAGCAGACGTTTCCTGATCATTACGCTCAGTCAGGTTTCAGATGAGCAACTGCAGATGCTCCGCAGGTCCTATGTCGCGACCCGCTTTGACCTAAAACCGAGCCGAGGTAACGGTCATGTTGATCCTATTGAAATACTGCATCTGAGTCACCCGGTACAAAAGCATGAATACGATGAGCTGGTTTCAAGATTGATGTATGTTGATAAAAAACTGACTGAACTAGCTGAGGAGTTGGTTCGGGCATGCTTTACGACTGAAGAGCTCAAACCATACTCCATCGGATATGTTGCCTGGTTCCCAAAGGTTGTGGATATCATCTTCGACACGAACCAATTCACTTTGATTGAATCGTTAATAGACGGTTTTTGGTTGGAAGCAATGCGCACGTCAAATCGTTCAGTTACCGTAATTGACCGTTCTGCAATGGCGAATTTTGCGTCTCCGCGTATCATGGTGGTGGGATCGGAGGCTACACCTGAATATTTGATAGCGCTCAAGGCACGCCTAAAAAATAATGATGTGTTGTTTGTATGTCTGCATGACCATGTGTTGCAGATACAAGCCCATTATCCAGACAGCACCATTATTAATGCCGAAGGGTGGAGTATTCCTCAAATCACTGAAGCAGTCGTGAATCATGTGAAAGCTACCAATGGGCTGTTAGAAGTCGCTTAGCGAGGGCGCAGGCGCTGAATCGCCTGCGTTGGGTAATAGATAATGCCAAGCGGGGAGGCATGCAGCTGTTAAGCGATTCCAGCTGGCACCCACCACCCTATTCAGTATCGGCCAAAAGCAGGTCTTAATATAACTTTTGCTTTTGGCCGTTAGCTGGCCTTCACGAAAGGCCGCTTTGGGTCGAAAACGGCTGCTGGCTCCAATGATGCGAATCTAAGCCACTCAACTGCGGCCGCATGAGCTAGGCTTTGCAAAACCCCATTTACAGGATGGATAGCATGCCAAGTAACTCGGCTTCCAATATCGCCACTGCGGACGCGCTGACATTGCTTCTGCACAACCAGCATGCACTGGCGGCGGCAATCGAGGAGGTCGCCGTTTGGCTTTCAGCCACTGGCGTGGAGGTGGTTGCAGATAACGCTGTGATGGCAATGAAGACCTTAGACACAAATGCAAAAGCAATCACAGATGCGATTATGCGGATACGGCAGTCCTAATATTGCCTTTGCAGGCAGCAATCGGCCATAAGGCGGTCAAGCGTGGCCGTCAGCTTTCGGCCAGAAGTGGCCGTTGAGCATCTACGAATTTCAAGTCGATTCAAGCAGACGGGCAGCAGTTGATGAGATTACGATAGAGGCCAATGGCTATCGAGTATTCATTGGCAGCCAAGAGTACCGTTACGTACCGCGAATCTCCTTATTCGAGCGTCGGTAGGTAATTCGACAGGATGACCGTATAAGCGGAAATACGAGATCCGCGTGCAAGAGGGAGTTTCATGCGCCTAACAAGTTTGAGCATTCGCAACCTCCGAAATTTTGTGTCAATCGATATTCCACTCGCCGGCAACATCGTGTTGCTAGGCGAGAATCGAGTCGGCAAAAGCAACCTGCTGTTTGCCATTCGGTTGGTGCTTGATCCCACCCTTCCTGACTCGATGCGACAGTTGAAACTGTCAGACTTTTGGGACGGTTGCGATCTGACAACGAACCCTCAAATTGAAGTGCATCTGGATTTTGCGGACTTCGACAGCGACGACATGCTGGTTGCCTTGTTAACTGACTTCCGCATAGCAGCCAACCCAACGGTCGCGCGGCTTAGCTATGTCTATCGCAAGAGAGCTGATATCACTGGTGCACCACAGTCCAGCGAAGATTGTGAGTTCGTTGTCTATGGTGGCGGTGATGAATCCCGCAGCGTGCCCAATCGCGTACGCCGCCGTATCGCGCTAGACATGCTTGATGCGTTGCGCGATGCCGAAGCACAGCTTGCGTCTTGGCGACACTCCCCACTTCGACCTTTGCTCGAGGATGCGTTTTCTTCAGTCAGTCGGACTGAGCTGGAGGGCGTCGCTACTGACCTTGAGGCGGCGACGAAGAAGATGGAGAGCTTCCCATCCGTTAAAACACTTGAGGAATCGCTACGTAGAGGCATCCTCGATCTGGCCGGCAGCGCGCATGATCTCAATGCACGGCTGCGCTTCGCGCCGACCGACCCGCTTCGGCTTGTTCGTTCGATCGCCATGTTCATAGACGACGGAAAGCGTGGCATCGCGGAGGCAAGCTTGGGCTCCGCGAACGTTGCCCTGATCGCACTGAAGTTGGCCGAGTTCGCCTGGCGCCGTGAAAAAAATGAGCGGAACTACTCGCTGCTTTGCATTGAGGAACCTGAGGCGCACCTTCATCCCCAGCTGCAGCGGGCAGTTTTCGACAAGCTCTTCAACACCCCTGATACCGCGCAGGCTCTGATCGTGACCAGCCACTCTCCGACTCTGGCTGCGATCGCACCATTGCGTTCAATCGTTACTCTGCGGCGAACGCCTGCTGGTTTGTCCCAGGCTTACTCGCTTGCCGCACTGCCGGTAACATCTAACGAGCTCGACGATATCGAACGGTATCTCACTGCTACGCGATCTGAGTTGCTCTTCGCGAGAGGCGTAATTTTCGTCGAAGGTGACGCAGAGGAGGCTTTACTCCCCGGTTTCGCCGATGCGCTAGGGCACAACCTCGACCATCTTGGCATTACCGTTTGCAATGTGGCGGGGGTGAATTTCGAACCTTATGTGAAGCTGGCGGGTAGTCTCGGTTTACCTTTTGCGGTCGTCACTGATTGGGATCCGCTAGACGGAACAAAACCTCCGCTCGGCAAAGCTCGGACTGTAGGTGTCTGGGACGCCTATTGTACGGTTACTCCCGGAGCGACTCCGTTAACGCCTGAGGGACGTGCATGGTGCGAAAAAGCCGACTTCGCACAATTTAGCGGTAACTGGGCAACGCATGGGATATTTCTGAACGATCAGACTTTCGAAGTAGCTGTGGCAAACACCCCCAGTCTCCAGGGGGCGCTGCTGGACATCCTTGACGAGCAAGGCTTCGGTTCTACTCGCTCGGCGCGCATTGAAGCTTGGCGTTCTGGAACGCCCGTCAATTCCGCCCAGCTACTTGCGATGGTTGCCGATATTGGCAAAGGCCGGTTGAGTGCAAAGCTTTCGATCAAACTGCCAGGGCTGACGCCACCTGACTACATCGCTGCGGCCATCAAGCACGTGGTGTCCCGTGTCTAATCGGCTCGCGTTGGAACACGCGCTTGCAGAGCTCAAACCCAATAGCGAGCAAGATGATGCAGTCCTTGAACGCGGGCACTGTGTGGTTTTGGCAGGTCCTGGCAGCGGGAAGACCAAGACCCTGACCACCGCCATGGCGCGTGCTTTGATGGACGAGGTTATCGACCCGCGTGGAGTCGCCTGCATTACCTACAACACCGAGTGCGCGACGGAGCTTGAGGAGCGATTAGCTAAGTTCGGCGTTGCCAACAGCGATCGCAGCTTCATCGGCACAGTCCATAGCTTCGCGCTCACTCAAGTCATTGCACCTTATGCCCGGTGTATTGCTCAGCTGCTCCCGAACGGTTTTCGCGTTGCTACGAGTAGCGAGTGCCGAGCGGCTGTCGAAGCCGCTTATAAATCCGTTTTTGGCGATATGGGCAATGCACTCGAGCGTTGGCGTTTCGCCGAGGAAAAGCGACGTCGGGATGTTGACCGCACTCTACCCACCTGGAAGGGGAAGAATCCTGAGCTCGCTACGTTTATCGAGGCCTATGAGGCGGAGCTGCGTCACAAGGCACTGATCGACTTCGATGACATGCCCCTCATTGCCTTTCGAATGATCAAGGAACACCGTTGGGTTCGTGACGCCCTGAGGGCCCGATTTCCCGTCCTATTTGTTGATGAGTATCAGGACCTGGGCTACGCGCTCCATGAACTGGTACTGCTGCTTTGCTTTGAAAGTGGAATTCGGCTATTTGCTGTCGGTGATGCTGATCAGTCGATCTATGGGTTCAATGGTGCTAACCCCAGCTTGCTGCAAAGTCTCACCGAACGCGGCGACGTCAGAACAATCCGCCTACGCTTCAACTACCGCTCAGGTGCAAAGATCATCAGGGCCTCTTTGGGGGCGCTTGGCGAAGAGCGCGATTACTGCTGTAGGGACGGGGCTCCTGAAGGGGAATTGAGTTTCTTGCCTGTAGTGGGCGACCACGATAAACAGGCCCGATACATCGCTGAGGTCGTCCTGCCGTCACTGCTTGCTCGTGGATTTCAGCTTGAACATATAGGGATTCTTTACCGCGCAGCCTGGCTCGGCGATAAGGTTGCCGATGTATTCAAGGAGAAGGACATCGCCATCCTGCGCACGGACGGTAATGCGCTGGTGAAGCGAAACTCCCGTCTTGCTCGATTCGTCGAAGCTTGCACCCAGTGGGTCACTGGGGGGTGGCGTGATGCCACGCCCCCCTATCATCGGCTGCTGGGCCAGGCTCTGGCGATTGTGTATGGCGGAAGAGTAAGCGCGGCCGAGGAGCAGGCTATGTCTTGCCAATTAATGGCCTTCTTGCGCAGCGGAATCGACCGTAACGAGACTACCCATCTTTGGCTGGCCCGTTTTGGTCGCGAGCTGATCGCGCCGTGGCGAGCTATTGCCAGAAACACCCATCAAGAGTGGGAGGTGTGTTCGGAGCTTCTAGCTCGGACCGACCCAGCACTGGGACTAGACATGCCACTTAGCATCTTCTCTGGGCGGATCAATGGCTCTGGCCGAGTGACCCTAAGTACCCTCCACAGCGCCAAAGGCCGCGAATTTGATGCGGTTATTCTGTTTGGTATCAATGCAGAAGACTTCCCGAGTTGGCGCGATAAAAAGTCAGAGCGGGCGATGCGCGAGGCTCGGCGTCTTTTTTATGTTGGTGTGACTCGGCCGAGAAAAGAACTGTGTCTGGTTTTTGAGAAGGGAAATCACTCGCCTTGGGTCGCTGAGCTCTATCGACGGAGCCAGCAGGCGTGAACTTCACCTAAATTGATAACATGACTCCGCTAATCAACGTTCAGGTCACAACGGAGGTCACATTGGCTCGTGTCGCTTGTCTCGGATGGGGCTCCCTAATTTGGGAGCCGAAAGGTTTCGTGGTTCAGGGACAATGGTTTGAAGACGGGCCATTGATACCAGTTGAGTTCGCCAGGCAGTCAAAAGATGGGCGAATTACTCTCGTACTGGTCGAAGCTGCAGCAATGGTCCCCTCCCTATGGGCGTTGATGGAGACTGCTGATCTAGCTTCTGCAGTTGAAGCCTTACGCAGCCGTGAAGGGATTCCGATAAAAAATGTGGAAAAGCACGTTTGCCGATGGTCTGCCGGCGAGCCTTCTCCAAGTCTGATTCCAGACTTATCCGAGTGGGCTAACGCCCACGACTTAGTCCACGTGGTATGGACCGGTCTACCCCCCAAATTCAACGGTGCAGAAACCACTCCCGCAGCAGAGCAAGTCGTGGAGTACCTGGAGACCCTAACCGGCGAACAACGTGAGATAGCCGAACGATACATTCGCCTAGCTCCGCGGCAGATTGATACTCAGTACCGGCGCTCAATTGAATCGTCGCTCCACTGGCATGCCATGGATGGTGATTAGTAGCAGATAGCAGCTTGGTCTGTCCAAGAGCAGGTGGACAGATAGTTAAGAGTGCAGGTTTTCTAGGCTAACTAGGCCAAACTCTGCACCAGACTCGAAACTGACTGGCTGCCGGTAAGCACAAATGAGCCCCTGGCATTAACGAACCGGATGACCTCATTTGGCCGAAAGCAGACGCTTATGAATGACCGCTGTCGGCCATTAGCGGACGCTCACAAGCGACCGCTACCGACCAATTGCTGCCGCTCAAAATAGTCTCCTACGGAGGAAGGCGGGAAGTATTTAGTCTTGCAAGTCACTCAAGGAAGCGATCCTTCTTACAAAGCTGAACCTATGATTGACTTTAGGTCTATTAGTTTTTAGAAAAGCTCGACCATTTAGCTCGGTTAGCGTCGTTGCCTCTTTTGCTCTGATTTTTTTAAATGAGCGATTCAAAGAAATAAGATGTTTTGTTGGAGTGCCTGGCCCAAAATAAATATTCTTCTGGCAGTTTAGGTACTGGAGAACATTAAGATAGAATGCGTCGGTCTCACTCGTCAATTTGTGGAAGTTGGCTTTCCTTGGTCCGATCTTGTACTTGCATCCATCATAAAAGACAAGCAATAGTTTTTGCGTCAGTGGTAGGAGCATCCTGTAGAAGCAATCCTGGCTTTCTGCGTCCATATAAATCAAAGGATTGTCGCTAATGATGAATGGCGTTTTAGTATCATTTATAATTATTTTCATCTCAAGCTGTAAGCTAGGAAGCATGACGCTGTTAGCGGTTTCAAACAGGATGGAATGTGGGTTGGTCATGGAGGCCGTCACACTATCGTAGAACTCAGACAACTCTTGTTCAGAGAGTCGCCCATTCGCCCTCTCTGCCAGCTTAAGCATAAGTTTAGGCTTTGCATGCTCCTTGATAACAGAATAGCTTTTTGCAACCACTTCTTCCGCAAATTTCAAGGTGCTGTCAGTCCGAACATACTGATAAACAGAGAATATTGTTAAAAGTATATGAGCGCGGCTTAATCGCTCTATATGAGGTTCGGGAATGGAGCTTATTGAATCAATAATTTTTCCAATTTCATCCTCAATCTCCCCCAATTTTTTCTCAATAACCAGATCCTTGCCATAAAAATAGTGCTTGGCGCACTGCGGCTTATACGGAATCGGCGACCTTACCTCACCACTCGAAGCACTCATCAATCCGATGTTAATTTTGTCTTCATACGAAAATCGCTTTAGGAGTAGTTTGGGGACGTAATGTTGATTCGCATACTCAGTTTTTGGGGGCTTAGAGCTTGAGTTCATGAATTATTGCACTCCATGATCAGTTTGTTTGGTTTTTCCAAGTTTTTTATTAAAACGAGCCACGGTAACCGGGCTTTGACTTTGAAGCTCTAGAGTTTACTTTAACGAGCTTAGTAAGATCATCCGTATGCAGATTACTTGGAGCTCTAGCAGAATATCCATGGCTTGCGCGGTCAATTACCATCTTTGTGGAGCGCATTTAGGGGTCGAAAGCGGCCACTCATGAGTGACTGCTTCTGGTCGTATCGGCCACAAGCGGATAGTGACTCGTGACTCACGGTGCTGGAGAATGCGTTTCTCCAGATGCAATGCGACGGCGTGATCCTCGTAATAGTGATAAAGCCCGGATACATTGATGATGGCAATAGTTTTTTGGAGTTCGAATCTTTCCTTCGCCGCCAAACCATCGCAATCCTCTGATTTTCGTGAAGAAACCTTTAATGGGCTTAGCTTGAAGGGTTCGCTCTGGGATCAAATCGAGTTGCCGACAATATAACTTCTTTAATATGTCTTGGTCTCTGTTTAGAAACGTATTCACAGGAGAATCTTTCTATTTCCTCTGCGAGCTCTTCAGTTTGATAAACTGAGTATATAATCACTCTTCTGTGATGGTTTCCGATATTTCTAGCAAATCTTGCTATGTGGAGACCTGGGTATTGGTTGTACAAAGTTGTTTCGCTTGTAGTGGAATTGAAACCGGCGCCTTTAGGAATGTTAAGGTCAACTATGACTGCCCTGTAATCGTCCCTCCTCAACTTTTCTATAGCCTCGCTAGCGGTCAAAGCCAACTCAACATTGAAACCCAACGAAGTAATATAATCGACAAGCCAATCTAAATTGGTCGGCTCATCATCTGCGAGAAGTATTGTTTTTTCAAGATAGGCTTTCATTAGATGTACCAAGACCCTTTTGGGAAAATCACAGTAAACGTAGAAATTCCACGTCGCTTACTATGTTCGGCTACAACATCACCATTAAAAAAAGTTCTCATGATCTCGCGGCACAAATAGAGACCAAGTCCTGTGCTCAATGCAATCGAAGATTTTGCCTCTGCACTTCGATAGCCGAGCAGGAAGATATTCTCTGCGTCACTTGCTGCGAAACCAATGCTCTCATTTTCAAATACAACCCTTAACGCACCGCTCCGTTTTTGAATCATAGGACTCACAGTGACATGACTACCCTTAAGTCCGTACTTTACTGCATTATCAAATAAATTCATGAAAACCTGCCGCAGTGCTTCAGGCCTACCTTTTACCTTGTACTGAGTAACCTTGTCTAGCAAGGATATTTTCATGTCTTTCTTTGCACCTAGTTCTGCGTAAAACTGTAGCGCCTCAATAATAGATTGAGGAAGAATGACAATGCCTTCTTTTTTAGGAGCGCTAAGCATTTTTTGCTCAGAAGATATTTCAGAAAAGAACGCCAAGTTCTTTGTTAGATGAATGCACTGTTCTATCTGCGCCCGAGCAGCGTTTATTTTTTGATTGATTTCCGCACCCTTGTAAATTCCCTCTACAACGTTGTCGAGAGTGCCTGCAACACCATTCAGCGGGTTAACTAGCTGGTGAACAAAGTTTCCAAGAAACAAGAGATCAATCCGTTGAGCATCTTGTCGAACGTTTATCTCTTCAATACTTTCACTCATATATCACAACTCCATCTGCTGGGTACTTTATTTGAAATCCACCCCAGAAAGCCACAATATCCATCAATGTAAAATCACTACCGGGTCTGCTCGACATATCGACATCTAATTTAAAGCTTTTATCGTCGTCGATAGAATTGACGTGAATATTACTACTTTTCTTAATCAGTCTGATGTATGCAAGCAAGGCTCTGAAAGCGTATTTATCCACCGCGTAGCTTTTTTCGCAGTAGTGATCACCTTCAAATCCGTCGATCTCGGAAATAAAACGAGTAGGACTTAACTTTCCTTCAAGTTCATATTGTTGCATTTTAGCTTGCATTAGCTCCGCTAGAGTTCCAGCAAAGGTTAGCTCAAGATTTTCACCTGTGCCTGCACCTAAAGAGTCTCTTCCCATTGCCGCCGCAGTTGCCTTAGCTACCGCTTGAGCTAAATCAATGAACGCGGGCGGCACGATAGCCTGACCGGTAGCTAGACCGTATTTTATTAATATTGACGGAGTCTGCTGTAGCATATTTTCCAAGTAATAGCCTGGCCACCATCTTATTTTTGGAAACTTATTTGAAGAATTCCAATTATTTACTTCGTCTACGCAGTTTGTTGACAGATTTGAAGTTGTGATCATCAACAAGTAATCCGCACCATTGCTTATTGCGTAGGATAACTTACCAAAAACAGTTGGCCAATCTATCGAGCTTTCGTATCGTTTGCACTCGATATACCATTTCTCTGTAAATCCTGTCCCACTAAAGTCTATAATGGGATTCTCTCCCTCTAAGTCTCTGCCTCGGTCAGCACCAGGGGTTCGCCAAACCAAGTTAGTAATACCAAATTCAACTAGAAGGTCGTATGAAAGATTTTCGAATAATCTTGGATCTAGAGCTTTCAGGCTGTCAACTAAGCTCAATTGAAACTCCTTTTCAAATATAGCCGATGCAAATTAATTTTCCCTTCAACCTACCTGACATTGTATCGTCCGCAATCGATTGGTCGAAGCAAAGAGCCTTTAGTACGCTACTCTTTTGCCACTATCGTCACAAGCTCAATTTCTGAAGCTGAAGCTCCATTCTTATGGACATGTTCGAATGACTGCTTTTGGCCGAAAGCAGCCAGCCCCCATCACATTATTCAGGAAGGTAGAACGAAATACTCGCCAGGCACGGCCTAACGCCATACTGCGCAAGAAGTTGCGCACTTGTTTTGTAAAAATGCTCACCGATTCCGCTGGAGGCCATGTATTTCAAGGTCTCCAGCCAAGTGCGCAAGAAGTTGCACAGTACTGCGCAACTTCTTG